GGTCTGACCTACAGCAAACGTACCTGCGATAGTGCCGCTCGTCGTAATGGTGTTCGTGCCGTTTGTACCGGAGGAACCCGTAGCGGTAGCACCCGCCGTGCCGCTGTAATAGACCGTCTTGCCCGAGTCAGACAGGATCGCCGTATAAGTGCTACCGGTAATGCTATTGATCGGTGTTTCAAGATAACCCGCATTGAACAAACTACCCGAAGCGCTTGTAATTTGCGTCGAGTGAATGCCGCTTGGGCCATTGATAACCGCAGTGGGGCTGTTCGCATAGAACGACATCGTCGTAGACGCTACGGTCTGGCTGATGTTCACAACCCAAGATGTGCCGCTACCCGACGAAATTGTAGTGCCCTGCGCCACACCCGTACCGGTCACAAGTTGACCCGTAGCCACGGCAGCGTTAGTCGCACCGAGCGTCAGCGTCGTACCGGAGATTGAGCAGCCCGTCTGAGTCGTGATTGTTGTAGGAGCAACGACGTTCCAGTTGCCCGTCGATCCAATCGTTGCACGTTGAATGCTGTTAGTCGCAAGACCAAGCGTATTGGTGGAAGGCAGGTAAACGCCGTTGAGAGGCACCGACGAGCCATTGACCGTCAGCGTCGTACCCGTCAGCGTACCGTTGCTCGTGATCGCGCCGCTGTTATTAATAGCGCCGTATATGTTCCACGCGCCAGTCGCTGCATCTAGCCACGCAATCGTTGGAGTGCAAGTCAGCGCGATAGGCGTACCCGAAGATCCGACCGTCTGCGATGAGTTGACTACCCAATAGTTACCGCTACCGCCCGTGATCGTCGTGCCAGTCGCAACGCCGGTTCCAGTAACGATCTGACCGACAGCTACCGTACCGCTAACGATTGTTGACACTGTGAGCAACGTAGAGGCTGAACCCACAATCGTCGTGCTTGCGACAGTCTGCGAAACGCTGACCGTCCAACTTAAACCCGAACCGCCAACGATAACCGTGTTAGGCGCAACGCCCGTACCCGACAGAATCTGGCCGATAGCGACCGTGCCGCTGTTGACTACGGTGAGCGTTAACGACGTACCGGAGATAGAACCCGTCGAGTTCGATACCGACGCCATCGGAGCAATGTAGCCCGTGATGGACGCCGCCGTACCTGATGACTCAACAAACAACGATGACCCCGCAGATGCAGGGCCAACTTGAACATACCCACCCGACAACAAACCGCTGACGGCTAATGACGTGAACGATGAAGGCGAGGCATTAACAATGTTTGTGCCATCACAGAACACCGCAAGCGTACTGTTCACCGGAATACTAACGCCGGTTCCTGCGGTAGTTTTAAACGTCACTGCACTGGCAGGGGTCGTAGTACTGTTGTTGACGAAATACAGTTTCGTGATCGTGCCTGAGCCACTTGGAGACGTGGGGTTCAGCGCTACAGTACCGCCACCATTGCCAGTCAATTTGACGAACATGGCTCGCGACGCGGACGCATTGGCCGTACCAACAGGACCAAAGGCATCAGTACCGCCCGTGCAGGAAACAGTGGTCTGCCCCGAGATAGCGGTCTCAATAAAGTTTGAGAAGTTGTAGTTGGTAGTGGTACCCCACTGCCCTGCTTGATCGCCGGGAGCAATCAACTGGATGCCGAGGTTTTGAGAATATGTACTCATTGTTAGTTCCAGTTAGGAGTCTGAGCAGTGTTAATCGAAGACCACGAAGAACCTTGCGAGTCACTCACAGCCGTCCACGGTGGGTTACTTGGAGAACTCTGTAATACTAGATCCCCAGACCCGTCTTCTAATTGAATCAAGTTGCCGTTCTCAAGCAACAAGTACTGAGTAACGGAATCTTTTATCGTTACCCAATTCGGCGTCTGTGTCGTACTAACTGTCATTACGAGATCTGCACAATCGCAGTCCCCGGAGAAGCAGCCGGGAACTGTACGGTGAACGTACCAGACGTAACCGTCTTAGTACCGCCAAAATTCAACACCGCAATCGAACGTCCAGTCACTGAGTTGTAGATCAGCGCGCCATCGGCACTGAACGAAGCGCCCGGACCCCATGCGACGTTGTTGAACCCCATGTACGCAGTGGTGCCGCTAGAAGTCGGCGCTGTGCCTATGGTCAACGCGATACCACCGGCAGAGTAGCCGGTCCCCGTAGTCTCGCCAGTCGTACTTGCATACGTTGTCGTCGTCGCATCTAAGGACGCGCCATTGGCAACTAAGTACAACGCGATCTTGGCGTTGGTCACGATGCCCAGACAATCCACCTTGAACGAGGTGGTCATACATTGCGTAATACCACTCATTGGACTTTAACCCTGACCTGACCAGAACGGTATGCGTCCTGACGATCCTTACCGTCGCCAAGTTGTTTGAGCAACATCATGCCTTCGTTGTACATCTTGTCGTACATCTGGGATATGTCGGTTTCACCCTTCAAGTAAACATACGCTTCACGAACTGCGCCGTACAACAGCACTTCACCAAAGTTATTCCCCAACCATGTATTGGTTGCCGTCACGATGGACGCAGGGTAACCGTAGTAATGCATTTCGACCGAGTAGTTCTGATCTGGCGTAGGTCCAAGAATCAACGTACTGGAGTCGAAGACTGCGTAGTGTTGTGGAGTACCTGTTGCCGTTGGATCTGGGTACGACTGTCGTATGAAGTTAACGTCCTTGTCGAGCAAGAACGCCTGACTTGTGTTGCCCACGACATTGTTCGGGTTGATCACGGCAACCGAAAAGATCGATAGCCATGACACCGGAGTAGTGCCGACCGTAGACGGTAATTGAAGGTACTGATTGCCAGAAGTCATCGTACCCGTCACGTTTTGACGAATGACAGGGAGCTGAACGGAGTTATAGATCCGTTCTTCAGCCAACTGCACGAAGTTCGGAATATTGGCGACAAACGAAGTCTCAGACGATTCACAGTAGTTCTGAATCATCGTGTAAAGATTGTTCGCCGCCGTCGAAGTCGTGCTGTAGATGACTTGCATGGCCTATCAGTCCTCGTGCGAACCTGAACGCGGTTTGGTACGTGGGGTCTGACGATCTTGATGATCTTCGTAGAAACGCTTGCCGCGCTGCGTGTTCTTGCAGCCACGGATGTCCATGCGCTCTTTCTTATCACCGTTTAACGGGCGCACCCAACGACCATAGGTCTTGGTTCCCATCATATCAAGTTCGTCAGACGGATAACCGTGAATAGCCGAGAACCGAGGGTTTGGTTCCGGCTGCTTGTATTTTCCGATGGGATCTTCGTCCCACCCGAAAAATTTGAAATCCTGCCACTTGTTGCTCATTACCGCCCCCGACCGCCGCTCTTATGCGACGCGGCTTTCTGGTTCAAAGCACGAGCGAGGTTGCGCCCGAACTTTTTAAGATTGGCATTGGTCACGCCGCCGCCAGTCTTCATGTGCTTCGGATTGTCGTGATGCTTATCATGCTGTTTCATCTAAATCTCCTAAGAGAACGCTATAGTAACCGTACCTACACTGCCTACGCCGATAAGATCGTTAGGCGTTTCAGGCAAAAACGCTGTCCGGTAGCCAACCGGATTCCATCCCCATTGGTAGATACGGCTACCACCGTCACCGCCACTCACACCGTTCGCGGTGTAGTAGCTGATGTCTTTGCGAGGGTTCCGCACGGCTTGCGGATCATTGACAGGGTACATCCCTAACTGCAACTGCGGCTGATCCGGATCCCAACACGTCGGGCAGACCATGATATTGACGTTCTTGGTCTTGATGACCAAGTTCTTGAGTTCCGTCAGTTTGTAACGGAACCCGCAACGATCACACTCCGCAATTGAGTGTTTGCCAGATGCAAACCGACTAGGCATACATCACCGCAGGAAAGTTTCGCGTGGAACAAATCGGATCGCCGCTTTCTCGCGGTCCTCATCCGCAGCCCTCATCCAGTCCTCTTCGTACACAGCCTTGAGCGCCGCAGCACGACTATCCGCGCCGGGAATTTTCATAGACATATAATACGCTAATCCAGAACACATCGCGGGCCAGAACCGGAACGCCATATCTTGGATATTGGTACC